CGGGTGTCACGCCAAGCGGCACGACTGGGCAGCGTGATGGCGCTCCGGCTGTTGGGTACTTTCGCTACAACTCCACGACCAATGAGTTTGAGGGCTACTCCGGTGCAAGCCCCGCCTGGGGATCAATAGGAGGCGGTGCTGGATATTTTAAGGGCGACAACGGAGCAGTTGGATCAAGTGCTGGCGATATTTTCCGTATCAATGAAGCCGAATTAAATACATCGACAGAAATTTTAGCCGCCGAGAATGCGAGTGCGGCGGGGCCACTGACAATAGCTAGCGGGGTCACGCTTACCGTGAGTGGCAACGTGACGATCATATGAGGGATATAAAATTATGAGTACAATCGAAGCTGATGCCGTCACAGCCGCATCCGGAGTCAACACGGACCTCTCGCTCGATGGAAAAGGGACCGGGGTTCCTGATCTCGGCGCTGGATTTAAAGTAGGGTCTGTTGCGGGTGTTCCAACGGCATCCATTAGAGACGATGCCATCACAACCGCCAAAATACTTAATGACAATGTTACTCTAGCCAAACTCGCCGCCGGGACTGACGGGGAGCTTATAACTTGGGATGCGAGCGGCGATCCAGCAGCCGTGGCTGTCGGTACGGCTACTCATGTTTTAACATCGAATGGCGCTGGGGCCGCACCAACTTTTCAGGCTGCTGCGGCTGGTGGTGCTTGGACGAAAATAGGAACAGCGGTCGCCGCTGACAGTGCAACCCTAACGGTCACTGGACTAGATAGTACATACGATACTTACGCTTGTGCGCTCAGTGATATTAAGTGCCCTACTGATGGTTCTACGGTCAGGATGAGGGTAGGAGATAGTGGGGGAATGGAGACTGGCATTACCTATCGTTATCACAGATCGCAAACCATGAGCAGTGGCGTTGGTTATAGTGGTGCCGCTGACCAAGGGATAAATGGAATGAATTTTTCTAATGACTTAGGTAACGCCACGGGAGAAGGCCTTGGTGCTATGCTGTTTTTGCATCGGCCGGGGGATGGTTCTGCCAGACCTATCGTGTCAGGAAGCTACATGTACACTCAAAGTCAAGGGTATGTTCAAGGCGGGCAATACGCCGCGCAGTTCGATAGCGTGATTACACTAGACCGACTAGACGTTTCACTTACCGTTGGAAACATCGTATCTGGACGTTTCACAGTGTGGGGGATTTCACATGCCTAGTTTTACAACGGTTAACAAAGTCGATGAGAATGGTTTCATCTGCAAGTGCGACGTTTTCGAGACACGGGAAGAGGCTGATGCAAGAATTGTCGAATTACATCAAATGGCTGGTTATGAAGATGCCTTTGTAGTGGATAATGATGCAACCGCCGTTAATGGTGAGATGTGCTTTCAAACTCCAGCACATTTCCCTGTTGACGTAGTTAATAAGACTGTCGCATTTAATCAAACTGCTAAAGACGCGACTGTATTGGCAGCGGGTATGACAGCCCTACGAAATGAACGAGAGTCCATTTTAGTTGCTTCAGACCTGGATGTTCTCCCTGATCGTTGGGATGCGATGGATGCCGCTACAAAGACAGCTTGGTCTATCTATCGTCAAGCATTACGTGATCTTCCAGCAACAACGGCTGATCCCTCCAATCCAACGTGGCCAGAGGAGCCTAGTTAAATGACTTCAACATTAAATACTGACGTAATACAATCAAAATCAACCGATGGCGATTTGACGATACAGGGGTCTGGAACTGGTGTTCCTAATCTCGAAGCTGGCTTTAAAGTTGGTGGAACCGCAGGTGTCCCTGTCTCTGCTCTGCGCGCAGGGACCGATGGCGAGCTAATTACCTGGGCCGCCGACGCAACTGCCACGACAGTGGCTGTTGGAACAGCTACTCATGTACTCACTTCGAATGGCGCTGGTTCTGCGCCTACATTTCAAGCCGCTGCTGGCGGGGGTGGGCTGAAATCGGTTCAAGTTTTCACTAGTAGTGGGACTTGGACGAAACCTACCGATATCGGTAGCGTCCGAGTCCAATTGGTTGCCGGTGGTGCTGCCGGGAATCACTCTGGATATGGCGGCGGCGCAGGTGGATATTCTGAGAAGTTTATCGACGTTTCCTCTATCTCTAGTGTCACCGTGACGGTAGCGGCGGCTGTTGCCGGGAATACCGCTGGCAACTCCTCTTCGTTTGGAACGCACCTATCAGCCACGGGTGGGTTTAAAGGTGGAGCAGGTGCTTTCGGAGGACTGGGTGGAGTTGGCACTGGTGGCGATATCAACACATACGGCGGCGGCGGCGGCTACCACGATGGTGCTGCTTCAAGTTCGGGCGGCTCGTCGTACTTTGGCGGTGGTCAGCAAGGGCGTAGTGCCACCTTCGGGACTAACACGGCTGCTCACTTAGCGTATGGCGGTGGCGGCATCGGAGTTTATAACGGGTACACACAAGGCGCTAATTCCGTTGGTGGGTTGGTCGTCGTTTGGGAATACGAATAGGTAGGAGTTTTTAGAATGCCGCATATTTTAGTTACAGTTGCAACGAACAGGGTCGAGCAAGTCGCCGACGCCACTTTTGAAGTTCATCCAAACTTGGCTTGGCACTCAGTGGAAAATGCAGACGTTAAAAGCGGATGGCAATACAATCCGGGGGACAACACGGTTACGGACTCGTCTGCGGCTTGGTTGGCGTCACCCTCAGGTCAGCGCGCAACAATGGCTGAGAACAGGAAGAGCGCCTACGGTCCAATTGGCGATCAATTGGATGCGATCTTTCGGGACTTGAGAGACGGGACGACAGTCTATGTTGATCACATAACCAAGGTGAAGGCTGACAACCCTCGCGTCGATATTGTTGATCCGGGTGATCGGGATAGAGTTCTGACTTCAGAGTAGACATGCCAGATTTTACCCGAAAATTTTCGATACCACATTGGGATAACTATTCCGATGACGATATTTTCTATCGCTTGTTTAAAAACTCAGCCAAAGAATACAAGGACGAAATTCGCGACATATTTTTTGGCGGGGAATTTCATTATGAGTATAAGGGTGAGCAAAAGAAGTATGGCGATGTAATGGGAGTCAGCCCCTCTCCCATTCAGTTAGATAACCTATTCAAAATCCAAGATGAGTTTGGCACAGAAATTTCACTCACCCTAAATACCCTGGATATGGGCAAGGAATTGGCATCTGACGCGAACGTCATAAATCAGATGCTAGAATTTATACGGGGATATTATGAGCGGGGTCTTAGGGTTTGCACAATTAGCTCGACTCATCTGATGAGGACTGGGGCTTTACAGGAAGCATTCCCAGATATGAACTGGAAAAACACAGTCAACCATCTGGTGAAATCTACCCAAGAGGTCTATGACTACGCAGCCTTGGGATACACGACAATATTATTGGATCGCTCTCTGAATCGAGACATCGATTTATTGAAAGAAATCCGCCAAGAGACGAAAAAGCTAAAGATTGAAACATCACTGTTAGCATCTGAGTCCTGTATGCCGAGCTGCCCCTTCAAACAGGAGCATGATCTTTGGCAAGCACCATTGCAGCAATCAGAATCAAATTATTGGCAGACTTTTCCGACGACCTGTGTGCGCTGGCGCACCCCATATACAGAACAGTTGCCCCGGCTTGGCATTAATATCTCGATGGCAACCAAAGAAATTGTTGATGAATTTTCTGAAAATGTAGATGTGTTTAAATTCAGCGGCAGGCTGGGGCAGTCGCAGGGGATCGATCCCGATGGCCGAATGTGCTGGTCCGGCATCGAAAAGGGAAACAGAAAAATCGACCTGGAAAGTGGCAAATTACTTGACGCTTTTGAGTATGCAGATTCATTTCAAGAGATATATGAGAAAAGTCTTTCACCATATTTAGTGGATCGATGGGCACCGCAAGGCTGGACAAATTTAGCACAGACCCAGCAACACAGCGCCGAAGATATTTCATCGATCTGGAACACCAAGAAGGGCCAAGGTCTGAGCAAGATTTTGTCTAAGTGTAAAAACAGGTGTTGGGACTGTCACGCTTGCGAAAAAGTATTCGGCGTCGAGGCGTTCAATTCGACGTTGGAGCTGTAAATTATTATGTAGGGGAACCCTTATGAAAAACTTTCTAATCAGGGCGGCATTGGCCGCCTTTTTTATTGTCGCGTCAGCGGGCGCAGCAGTCGCGGACCAGTCTGCCAAGGTGCGGCACGAACAGATGATTTACCCTGTGGTGCTGGTTCAGTCTGGGCATGGCTCGGGCTCCGGCACGGTCATCTTCTCCGAGCGGCATGACGGCGAGGTTCACACGTATATCCTGACCAACCATCACGTCGTCGCTAACTCGATAAAGGTCTCGAAGCTCTGGTGCAGCGGGCCGCCAAAGTGTAACGAGCCTGGAAAAATCGATATCGAGAGGCGCGAGACGGTCCAGGCCATCTGGTTTGAGTACAACGATCTCAGCAGGAACATCGGCACGCGCGGTCAGAAGGCAGACATCGTGGCCTATAGCCCCCTCCGCGATCTGGCTCTTTTAAGAACCCGAAACAAAGAGACCGAAGTCCAGTACGTCGCGGCGATCATGCCGGAAGATGCGCCCACTTATCTGGGCGATCGCATTCAATGCGTCGGTGCCGGCCTCGGCAACCCGCCCTTCCTTACCTCGGGTGAAGTGGGCTTCCTCGACGCCGAGATCAAAGGCGAGGATAGCCGTTACGCGCTGATTTCCTGCCCGATAATTTTTGGCAACAGCGGCGGGGCCGCCTTCCGCTGGAGCGACGCGCGGCAGCAGTACGAGCTGCAATCGATACCGTCAAAGGTATCGGCGACCTGGGCGACCGGCCCGGTCACGCATATGGCCTGGGGGATCACGATGGAAACCGCAAGAAAATTCTTCAGAGAGCATGAAATGGGTTGGGTCATTGGTGACCCTAAGATTATCAAAACAGATGAAGGAGAAAACTAATGCAGTGGATTATTTTAAGAGCGAAAGAGCGTTCAACTTGGATGGGCTTATTCTCAGTGGTCGGCGCGATCGGCATCGGCGTCTCGCCAGAGAATAAAGAGATAATTATCTCCGCAGCCATCGCCGTCGTCGCGGCTATCGCCGCGCTGACGAAAGATAAAGCGCCGGTGGAATGAATGCCGCTGCTCGCCATTTTCAAATTACTGGGCGGCGTACTCAAGCTGCTGCCGATGGTCGGCGCTTATTTCGCAGGGAGGGCGCATGTTTCGTCTAAAATTTCTAAACGCACCGCCAGAGCGAAGGCTCGTCAGGCTGAGCTTGCTGCTCGGCCTCGCCGCGATGCTCGTGATCTCGTTGGGCGCATGCGGGACGGCGACGGGCAGTGACCCCGACATCTGCCCGCCGTTCCCAGTAGCTGGCAGCGAGGTCGCCGATGAGATCGAGGCCCGGATGTTTCCTAGTCATGATTATCCAGCCTTTTGGCACTGGATCGATCGGCTGGACGTACTGCATGAACAGCTAAAGGACTGCTGATGCGAAGAGATGAAATTACAGAGGCAGAGTTGCGCGAGGTGGCTGAGCTGAACGATCGGCACGAGGGAAATATCTCGCAAATCTCAAAAGAGACAGGCTTCGCTCGATCGACCGTGCGGCGGCGGCTCGACAAGGCCAAGCTCGCCGGCTTGGTGGATCACACAAGAGAGCCCATCTACGACAGCCCTGATCTGCCAAGCGATGAGATGGACACCGAGGCGCTCGTCGATCATATCACCCGGCGAGCGGAGACCGCGCAGGCGGCAGCCGATTCACGCGACTGGGTGCCGATTAAGATTAAAATCCCTGGCCCAGTTGGCATCGTTTGGATGGGCGACCCACACATCGATGACGTGCCGGGCTGTGACTGGCCGACGTTGCGGCGGCATATAGAGACGGTTCAGAGTAACCCGGCGATGATCGTCGCCTGCCTGGGCGACGTTTCAAATAACTGGGTTGGCAAGCTCCAACACCTGTGGGCTGCGACCGAAGTCTCTGACCGCCAGCAATGGCAGCTGGTGGAATGGCTGTTCGATCAGCTTCGCGGAAAGCTCGCTTTGCTAGTCAAAGGCAACCATGATCTGTGGTCAGGTGCCGGCGATCCGCTTAACTATATAAAAGCAGCATCGACATACAGCGCGGAGTGGGCCGCCAGGGTCGAGTTCCGGTTTCCGAAAGGCGAGCCGTTCAAAGTATGGGCGGCACACGATATGCCAGGACATAGCCAGTATTGGCCGCTGCACGCTCAGCAGAAGAGGGCGAAGTTCACCGGCTATGTCGCCGACCTGCTGATCAGCGGACACCGGCATACCTGGGGATGGGCAAAGTTCGAGGACGACTTTTCTAATCGGGTCTATCACGTTGCTCGAGCCAAGGGTTATAAGCAGCTCGATGACTATGCCGTCCGGCTCGGCCACGGCAGCCAAAAATACGGGCATTCGATTGTCAGTGTCTACGACCCGCTCGCGCCGCCAAACTCCAGGGTGCTGTTGTTTGACGATGTCGAACTGGCCAGCGACTGGCTCGACTTCCGGCGGGCGGCCTATGCTGAACCCTAAACAATTCGTTGAGGAGATCATCCGGCCAACCATGATGTTTCTGGAGGGCCGCGACACCAGCCAAGTAAAGTGGGGAGGGCAGGCAGCGGAGGAGCTGATGCTCGGCACCGCTCTGGTTGAGAGCGACCTCACCTACCTGCGCCAGCTCGGCGGTCCGGCGCTCGGCATCTACCAGATGGAGCCGGCGACGGCGAAGGACATACTCGAGAATTACGTTGGCTATCGTGGATACCTGGGCGAGGCGCTCGACATGATTGCCGGTGTCTGGCCGATGAAGTCGGTAGGTATTCAAGGCAACTTATTCTTGGCTACCGCCCTTACCCGCATCCACTACCGCAGGGTCAAGGAGCCGCTGCCAGCCGCAGGCGATACGCCTGGGCAGGCGCGATATTGGAAAGAGTTCTACAACACAAGGAGGGGCAAAGGAACGCCCGAGAAATACATTGAGAAATGGAAGAACGCCGGCAGGGGAAATACCTGACGGTCATCCAGAAAAACCCACAATCAACCCACAAGTAGCTTTTGTCAGGAATGGTAAGGGCTTGTAAAGACTGGGTAATATTTTCGTGGATTTCCGCGAGATGTTGCTGTAGAGTGACGCCTTGTCGTTAGATAAAGTTATTTAGTTCCAGTAGTTTAAGTCACTATCGCGGGGTGGAGCAGCCCGGTAGCTCGTCAGGCTCATAACCTGATGAGATTATAGCTATATCAATAGCTTAGCTCCCAAAACCCACACAAAACCCACACTCCCCAATCCGCAGGTGCGTTTTCAACCCACAGCTAACGCATTCTTATGCAATTTTTTTGCGACCGTCAGGTTTATATTGCATAAATGCACTGCCGTCTGTATAAAAGAAACGGGGGGCCAAGCCCGGCCCCCCGAAACCGGCAACCACACAGACACAGGAGCATCAAATGAAAGTCGCCAGCAAAACAGACGATCGCACGGGAACCAAATCTTGGCAAGTCATCTGGACGCCAAAGCCCGGCGCTTCTCGCAAGTTTAAACAGTTCCCAACGAAGGCCGCAGCCGATGCCTTCTCCTACAAAACCTCCTCCGCAATTTACAACCGCACGCATATTGCTGACAGCGATACCGTCGGCGCGGCGGCGCAAATCTTCCTCGATGAGCAGCGCGAGCGCGTCAGCGATGGCGAGATTTCGCCCAAGGAATTTTCAAATCACGAGGGGCGCATCCGCCTGCACCTCGCCGAGCTGACCTATGACGGCAAGCCTCTGCTCGAGACGCAGCTCACCGAGCTGACCATTAACGGCGTGAAGAAGCAGATCGCACGCCAGCTCAAGCAGCGCCTCGCCACCAAAACCTGCGTGCATGTTCTGACGACCTTGAAGCAGATTTGCGATGCGGCGATATCTGAAGACCCGCCGCTCCTGGCGACCAACCCAGTCAAGGTTTCGGCTGGGAAGCAGAAGGGCAAGACGATGCTCGAGAAGGAAAACTTCAGCCACGACCTCGCCGCCCGGCTGGTCGAGTTCGCGCCGGCAGCCTACCGCCTGCACATTCGCTTCGCCATTCAGACCGGCCTGCGTGCATCAGAGCAGCGCGCGCTGCGCTGGAGCGATCTCAGGATCGACGACGATACCGGCCACTACACGTTGGTCAACGTGCGCCGGAAAATTCAGCCCGAGACAAAAATTGAGATCGATGTTCTAAAATCACGCGCCGGCTATCGCTCTGTGCCGATCGATGTCAGCCTGAGCAACGCGCTGAAGGCCCACAAGCTGGCGCAGAATAACTTCGATCATATCTTCGCGACCTCTGAAGGCGGCGTTGGTGACAACGACAACTGGCGCAATCGCGGGATTGCGAAAGCCGCGAAGGCAGCCGGCGTCAAGATTAAGTGGATAGAACTGAGGCACTATTTTGCCAGCGCGCTGGTCAAGCAGTCCTTCGACAAATGGCAGATCACCAAGCTGATGGGTCACGAGTCAATCAAGACGACCGAGGATCATTACCTGCATTGGATTGACGACCCCGAAGCCGATGCGGCAGCGGCGATCAAGATCGGTCAGGCCTTTAACTTTGGTTCATAAAAAAAGGGGGGGGCTCAAAGCCCCCCCCTTTATTGCGGCTACGGACCCCACTGGGCTGGGCCGGTGCGCACTCCCGCCATAATGACGCGAGGTGCAATTCGTTTTTTGGCGGGTTTATCTTTTTTCTTCCTCTTCCCCATCCGGTCTGCGCCGCCTAATCTTAGACGATCAGGCGGCGGGTGCAGCGTATACTCGCCAGTGAAAAATTCACCGCCACGGTCGAAAGCTGTGATTTCGTCCCGTATTCTCGGCGACACAACGTACCGCTCGTAAGTGTCAGAGCCCGGCTTTTGGATAAAAATTCGTGAGACATGGACCCGCGCTTCTGCTTTAAAAGTCCTCTTGATCGCCGACGCTATGACGCAGCAGCCAGGGTCTTTTTTCTTGGCCTTTTTTATGTCTCTGTCATTGATGCTAATTACGACCACCTCGGTCGCATCGACGACCTGTTTCCCGTTAACTTTAAATTTGCCGACAATTTTCTTTTCTTTAGACTGGTTCATTTTCGTCCCTTCCTTTGCTCTGTTGTGGTTTCCATTCCAATTGGGCAACCGCCCATCGTAGTTCCCATTCCAATTGGGCAACCGCCCATCTTGGTATTTCCCGCTCGCCTTGGGTCCACGCGCTGAAGGTTACGGCATCGATCCGCAGCCGCGCCAAGGCGTCGGCATTTTCCCACTTGAGTGCGGCAATCGCGTCTTTCAATTCATCGCCGGTCATCAGTCCTCCAGTGCGGCATAGATCGCTGCGTATCCCAGCAGGTCGCGCTTGTGATCATCGTCAGGTGACAGGTCGTCACGTACTTCCTTCAAGATCATCATCATTCCCATCGCGCGCTTCGGCGTGACCTCGCGGCCCAAGAGGTAACTATCCCATCGTTGCGCGAGGCGCTCGGCCATATCCCTGTAATGCCCATGCGTCTTGCCACGCTCTTCGACGGTGGCGGCGGCGTCCTCGAGCCACTCGCTCGGCGATTTACTTGCCATTTGCCAGCTCCCGCAAATCATCAGCATGAATAAAATGCTTACCTCTCGGCGTTCGCTGAACGCTTGGCAGGAAGCCCTCATCAACCCAATTTCTAAGGCGGCGGACGCCCTGGGTTCCTTCGTCAGGAAAAATCAGTGCCGCCGCTTCGCGGATGCTGAAAAGGCGCGCGTCATTAGAATGGAATTGAGTCATCGCTTCCGCCCTCCGCTGTATTTGGCTCGGCCTGCGCCTGTCCTTGAGACTGACCCTCCAGCTTGTCCTCCAGGGTGAAGCTGAGATAGGCCTCGTTCTTCCAGAGCGTCGAGCGATAAATGCCCGGCTCTAAAATTACACGCTCCTTGATCTTGACCGTGCCGTTCGAGTGCGTCGGGTGCCTCTCTTTCGGGGCATTCTCAAATAGGTTTATTCGCAAGATCGCAGCCGTCTGGTCGGCAAAAAATTCAGCCATTTTTCAGCTCCTTCGATTTGGTTTCATACTGGTTTCTGAGCAAAACAACCTGCTCAGGGTAGTCGTGCTTGAGCGCGGTGAGATCGGCCTGATTGTCGTGCGCCCAGACTGTTAAATCACCCTCGGAGCCGGCGGTGTCGATCGCCTGACTTGAGCGGATGATAAAGTTTTTTGTCTTTTCACCCATCGGCGGCTTGTCTTTTTGTTGCTGGGGGATGGCCGGCGCTGGCTTCGGCTCCGGCACCTTGATCTCAGATGGCGGCGGCGGCTTGGTCGCTGCGTTACCGTCGTCGTCCTCGCCGGTAATGCCGAGCATCGCCATAAGGCCGTAGCGCCGGGCGTAGGTGACGGCGCTTGCCAGCGCCTGCGGATTAGTCGGGTCTTTGGGCTTCAGCGGCACGCCGCCGTCCTCGATGAACTCGCCTGACGTGTGGATTAGTCGGGTCACAAGCCGGTCTGGCTCGGGGTGTATCTGCTGAGTAAGGGCAAGATTATTCTCCCTCAGTGCCGTCTTAGCGGCGTCCAGGCAGCCCTCTAGCGTGGCGTAGCGAGACCGAAAATGCGGGTTACTGCCGTCTTTGTTTGGGTTATCGATGACGCCGAGCGCGGTCACGAGATCGGCGTATATTTTGCCGGTCATTGGGTCACCCTTTTAACCGTGACCATAAAGGCCCGCCTATCTGTCGAGTAGCTGGGCTCGTCGAGCTGGCCGTTAAAGGCACGATCAACGCGCTCTATAGCATCGACAGCGACATCGAAATCGGCGCACTCGAGGATCAAACTCACGCCAGAATCATGGCCGAGCCGAGGATTACTGCTAGGCACAAAAACTCCACGCCCCGCGTCAGCCACCAAGACAGCCGCTTTTTCATGTTTCTTCTCCATTTTTTAGTCCCTTCCTTTCTAAAATTTGAGCTGCACAATCAGTGACTTTCCCCGTGATATGAGGGTCTTCGTCGTGGATAAATAGCCAAAGCAGCTCGTTTAATCGCAATATTTCCTTATCTCTTTTCGAGTATTCGATCTCTTTAATTTGATCGCCGAAAAGGTCATAGCTTGGCGGCACAACTCACTCAAACAGGCTCGGCTGCGCGGGCAGATATGGCCGCAGCACTCGGGCCTTTTTGCCGCTTGCGTTCACGCGCGTGATTTCCGTTTTCTCGAGCTTGGCCATCTGCACCAGCTCGCTACACCTGGGGCGGACCGTCAGGATCGAAAGCCCGAGGCGCTCCGCAGCCTGATCCGCCGTCAGGCCAACGATCGAATTACTCCGGAAGACCTCAAGTACCCGCGATCGGATCGCCTGCACGTCAGTCGGATAGGCCTCGCGGCGTGTGTCGTAGAGGGTCATCGCCATACCTCCCTCGCTTCCTCGAGCATCTCGGGTGATAAGTCCCAATAGAACGAAGAAAAATCGGGCTCGATCATTTGAAACAGATGCTCGCGATCATCGGCTGCGCGCATCAGCGCCTCGCGCGCCTTCGCCGATCCGGTCAGCCGCCGCAGCGCAGCGGTGCATGCAGCCGGCGACAGCTCTTCGCAATTCTCTTCATTGAAAACTATGTATCCGAGCGCGTTGGCATAAACGAGCGTCGGCGATTTATTAGTCGCGTAGGCGTAAAGAGCGACCTGCTGGACGTGTACATAGGTGGGTATTTTGGGCAGGCTATTCGTTCGCCAGCTCTCACCCTTCTTTGTTTTTGTAATACTCGGCCACTTTGTCTTCAGCTCACACACCCGCACGCCTTGATAATCTGGAAACGCCATGAATGGCAGCTCTACGCCCTCGAAATCGACCCAGAGTGGCTTGCCCTCGCCTTCAATTTTATTGCTGCCCTCGAGCGCCTCTTTGACCCCGTTCGCTGCGTGTTGGATCACATCCGCCAGGATGTCGCGGTAATGCTCTAAAGCCTTCGTGTCGCGCTCGAGGTCATAGCTGCGTGGCGTGTGACGATCGACCCGGGTCATTGCATGACGCACCGCTTCGTCAATGGGCTCGCCCTCAAGCACCATAGCGTCAGCGCCCATCTGGGTGGCGATGCCAAAAGTCATGCGTGCGTTACTTTCGAGCGTTTTGCGGCGCTCGCGGAGGTGCAAATATTGGAACGCCCATATATCTGCGGGCTTATTGCATGCTGATGCACTCCAGTGCGGCGCTTGCATAAAACGAGTTATTCTATCGTCATATATTTTCATAATTTTTCCAGTCGGTATATGCAACGAGGGGGCCAAAAAAAAGGGCGTCTTTAGCGGCGCGCGCCCGGCGTCCTTGCGGCCTCTCGGACACGAAACGCGTCCATTTGCGCTTGAAACCACACCCCGTAAATTGGCATGACATATTCGATGTTTAGCCCGCGAGCTGCCTTTGGCGCGATTATCAGCGGCTCTTCCTTTGTGTTTGGCCTGACGCCGTCGCCGACGCAGGAGACCATGACGTAATCTTCACTGCCAGGGCGGCGCTCCAGCACGCCGAGCCACACAGCGCCGGCTGCAACTTCGTCGTCTTGTCGCTCGTAGACGACGGCAAATTTTCCAATTGCACTATCGGGCTCGACCGCGTCGGAGGGGCTGAGCGGGTGAAAAAAGTATGCGTTATCAAACACGGTTTGCGCGCGGCTTGCCGTCGTTGCCTTGACGATGACGATGCCCATATTAGAAAAGTCCATCATTCCGGAGCGCCTTAGCCTGACACTAGTTGGCTCGAGTGCGCGGGGCGCGTTTATTTTTCCGTAAAAGCAGTGACCAGTTATAGTCGTCTCAACGTGTTCGTCATCGACCAAAAAAGTCGGGTATGCGTCTTTGATTTTCTTGAGGGTCGAGGCGCGTGGATTGCTGCCGCGCGTGCCGCCGGGGTTTGCCAGTGAGGCAACCGTAGAAGGCGCAACGTCTGCATTTTCCGCAATCTGAGTAAGCGACTGGCTGTTCTCGGTTTGAAGCCGGCGCAGCTCTTTCGCGATCTTTGTTATGTCTCCGGAGTCCAAGCGACTGCCCTCGTCAATTCCATTAAGCGACATCTTAATTTGCCTCTGTTTTATTTGCAACTATGCAACAAAAATATCTTCTATCTCATCGATTGCAAATAGGCAACAAATAAATTATAAGACAACGATATGGATTTAATAACCGACTATGAAAAAATCATTGCGCGAAGCGAACGCGCCGGATTACCGGAGAAGGCGTTGCTTGAGCGCGCCGGCATTGCCAGCACGACGACGTGGCGCTGGCGGCGGGGCGCGGTCATGCCTAATTTTCGCTCGATCTTACGGCTGAACAGGGCCGTCGAGACGTATTTGGATGAAAGCGCGTAAAAATATAATTAATGAAGATACGATCCACCGACAGATCGTCGGCTGGCTCAACGCTGCGCTCCCGCCCGATTCCGTGTTGCACCACTCGCCGAACGAAGGAAAGCGGCACGTCAACTTTCAAGCCAAGCTGAAGGCGCTTGGCTGCAAGTGGGGCTGGCCGGACATCGAGATATTTGTCCCGATTTCACATTGGCGCGCCGAGACCCAACCCGCCGGGATTTTTCTAGAAGTCAAATCCGCTGCCGGCAAAGTGTCACTGGCCCAGGCGGATCGTCACGTCGAGCTGTACGGCGCTGGCCAGCATGTCGCTGTCGTCAAAAACCTGGGTCAGGTGCGCAATTTTTTGCATCCCCTGATCGCGCTGAATGAAGACAAGCCCAAGGCGCAGATGGCCTGGGCCATCGCGGAGGCATCCATCGATGGGCGATAGCTGGCTGGCGAACAACAAATTTAACCGCGAGGGGATGTTCCGCATGCTGGCGCGGAAGCGCCGCATGGAAAGCTACATTGCTAGGCACGGGCGCGATGAAGATGCCGACCGGGCTGCGGTCGCGGAATGGCTCGAAAAAAACGAGGTAACGACCTGCCCGGCGTTTGGCCACGGCGCACAGGATGAGTAGCCTCGACCGCCTTGCCCGCGCTGAAGACGTAGCGCTTGAACATTATCGTTGGTTGCGCGCGCAGAACGTGACGGAATCGCAGATGTATCACCTCATCGATGAGCGCCCGCCCAAAAATTTCCAAGGCAGTGACGGCCTGGTGCGGCGTATCGCGAAAAAATGGCTGTCGGAGGCCGCCCGGTGAGTTCACATGGGTGGCATGTAATCGCGCGTTGCTCGAGACCGCCGAGGCGCGACGCCAGGGGCCAGATTATCTGGCGGGAGCTGACAGCATTCCAAGTG